TCGTCAATGATCTGCTGGTAGACGGCTTTATCCGTCCCTTCGACAGATCTGGCATCGACAATCTTATTTCGCCAGAAGTCGCGCTTGGAGTTAAAACACTCATAAAAGTAACCAGAGTTACGACGGGGGTTGCTGAAGCACAACCAAAAGCGATTAGGGGTATTTTCCGTAAAAAAGCCCGCTGCAACTGACCAGATAGAATCATCAATTCCGCTTGCCTCATCGAATACCAGCATGACACCCGCGAAGTTGTGCACGCCAGCATATGCGTCAGGATTCTCCGCACTCCACAACCGCCCTTCTACGCCCCAATAGCGCGTTCCCATCTTCAGATCACGTTCAACCAATTCAGCGATCCACTTGGCCGGTAGCACCCGCGTCGCGGATACCTCGAACCAGTGCGTGTGGATCGCCATACTCAGCCACTTGGTTATCTCAGCCCAGGTGACGCTACGGAGCTGCGCTTCCGAGTTAGCCGACACGATGGTCGTCGAACCTATTCGCGTGGTCAGCATCCAGATCGTCAGCCAGCTTACGAGGGCAGACTTACCAATACCGCGTCCAGATGACACGGCCAGCCGCAATGTCTGGAAATCTACCTTACCGTTGTTCGCGTGGATGTGATCGCGCAGTTCAACCAACACCTCGCGCTGCCATTTGCGTGGGCCTTCGAAGTGCTCAAGTGGCGTATTCGGCTTCCCCCACGGGAAGGCTAGTCTCACGAAGGCCAGCGGGTCGTTCTTCAGCGCGGGGTTCCACAGCGTCGCCATTAAGCGCTGTTCTTCCTCCGGCGAATATACCGTCGTTTGCATCTATGATCTGTCCTTCGATGACTCGTTGCTGCGCCTCCTGAAGCGCCGCCGTAATAGATATGGTTTGGTTGACCTCAACGCTGACCGCTTGCTTGGCAACCCAGCCATGTGCGTGCTTCAACATCTCAAGCGCCGCTTTAGTGTCGCCGTTCAACGCGGCTGTGCGGAGCACGTTCGCCATTTCCGCTTCGCCATCCGCGCGGCCTTTGGTTTCCGCATACTCAGCGATAGGATCGAACTGCACAAGCCGGCGATACTCTACAGGCATCATGCCGGCAGCTAACGCCAACGCGTCACCTTTGAGTCCTTTGCGCGCGGCGTCGTAGATCAGTTCTAGGTTCTTTTCTGTGGCCTCTATTTTTCGAGGCTCGTATGGCAAGCTTTCAAACATACTTTTTGTATTAGCATATTTTGGGGTGATTTCAAAAAATAAAAAAAGTTTGTGTAATCCCTGCGTAGATATTCCCAGACCACGCAAGGCCCAGTCCCCCCGTCGCGTCGTCATGCCGTCGAATTGGATTGCATGATTGCTTAGTCAATTATGTTTACATAAACTAAGTTGACATTCAAATGTCGACAAAAGGTCATGGTCTTTTTGGTCACGCGTTTACTAGTCGGAGGTCACACTGGTATATGAATGTCAACATATATGTCAACATGGGGGAAGAAAACGCGGCAAAGAAGAGGGGGTTATGGTCATCATGGTCATTTTGGCCCCCTGCGGAAAATCGCGCCAGATATGGAGAGCCATATACATTAATTGTATACATATATATTTTTTTTTTAAAGTATAAGATTAATGACCAAAATGACCAAAAGCCACATAAACCCGCAACATCAGCACGTTAACCATGGCCATTTTCCAACAACACCGTGACCATTCATAACCAAGACGACCAAGCTAACAAAAATAATTTGCTATTATCTCAAAATAGTTATTGACTAACAAAAAATCTTTGCTAATATATGATCATCGAAACGCAAACAGGATGACCAAAGATGACCAAGCTTCTAAACCTTCTCTTTACTGTATCAAGCGCCTTCGTTGGCCTTCTGATCTTAGCCGTCGCATTCGAGCCAATACTAAAATAAGGGGCGCGCAAGCGCCGCTACTCTCTAACTAAAAGGATTAATATCATGCGTACAACATTTGATTTTATATCTGACCCTGGTCATGGCTGGTTAAAGGTTAATACTCGCGACTTGTTTGCGCTGGGGTTAACGCCGAGCGATTTCAGCTCATATAGCTATCGCCGAGGGGACGATCTTTACCTAGAGGAGGATTGCGACGCGTCGCTGTTTATTCAGACTTATATCCATAAGACAAACAACAAGCCAAAATTCCGCGAACGTGTTGCGCGCGAAAAAAGATCAAAAATTCGTAACTATGATCATAATGGTTATTGACTAACAAAAATTTTGTGTTAGCAAAGATATGTCTTTTTGTCTCAATATGAGGTTAGTCTGATGATCGATACAGCAAGCGCATTGCGTCTAGCGATAAAGCGCAATCAATTTACTGGCGTGATATTATATGAGGGGCCAAGCGCCATCGATGGCGCGCCTATCGTGGCGATAGCAAATCGCATTATCGCGAATAGCGCCAACGCTAAGACCGGCGCAATGGTGCAGACTTTTATTATTCGCTCCGATGTTAACCCTTTTACAGCTATTAAAGACGGGCGTGATCATAGCATATGCGGCGATTGTCCCCAGCGACCATTTAAAGGCGGTAAATGCTACGTCGACGTAGCAAAAAGCGTTGTTAGCGTTTACGGGGCATATGAGCGCAAGCGCTATGCGCGCCCTGGCATAGACTATGACCCTGCTATATTGCCGGAGCTATTCGAGGGCATGGCCTTTCGTCTTGGCACATATGGCGACCCTGCTGCTGTCCCGTTTCAGATATGGCGCGCCGCGACGTTAAAAGCTAAAAAAATCACAGGCTATAGCCACCAATGGCGCGACCCGCGTTTTCAAGCTTTCTCGCTGCTATGTATGGCTAGCTGTGAGAGCGAAAGCGACCATTTGTTAGCTAGCGCTTGTGGATGGCGTACTTTCCGCGCCAAAAAATCAAAAGACGTTAAATCATCTAATGAAATCGGTTGCCCTGCTGCCAAAGAAAACGGCGCGCGCACTAGCTGCGATAAATGCGGCCTATGCGCCGGCAATAGCAGCAAATCATCTAAAGATATTGTGATCAATCTACACGGTTTCCGAGTAGGGAGGGCGGCATGAAAACTTTTGACGCTTGGCATAATGGGCCATTTTATAACGATGAACTAAATTTAATATTTACGGGCCTTTATTTATGGGTTGCTGATGATTGCGTTGCGTCATGGGCGCCAAGATTCAAAATGTTAGTTAAGGGGGTATAAAATGATTAAAATATCTGATCTTGCTGCTATGGCAGAAAAAGCGGGGTTCAAAGTTCACGAAAGCCGAACACATGCGCTGCTATGGTTTCCCGAAAACGTAAATAAACCGGCAGCGGTTCACATTAACGGGTCATTATATTGCAACGCTGATATCGTGTTGAGCTCATTGCCTGAGTGCGATTACACCGCGCCCTATGGCCCTTTTCACGATGGATACATTAGTGAAACAAATTATGGCGTTCAAAAGCTTTATCGTTTTTTAGTGTTTCATGCCACGGCACAGCAAGACGCGTAAAGGCAGAATTAAAGGAGCTGCTAAAATGATAGAGCTAACACTAGACCATGAGGCGGTCGAGGCGCTTATTAAAATCTTAAACGCTCAACCCGCGCCCTTGCCGTGGCATCTAATCGATGCCCTGCACAATATGCAAGAAGAGTACGACAACGAAGCAGAACGGCGCTTTTGCGCGCGGTATGAATATGAAGGCCCAAGGGCAGAAAACGACTAAGGGGGATGACAATGCGACATAAAAAAATGAACACGTTCACATATAGTTTTGAGGAGCTGGAGCTAATCCAGGGCTATGCCGTCACAGCTACAGGGGAAGCCGATATAGAGTATAGAATAGCGCCCGCCGAGCCTGATCCAGGAATATTCGACCCTTGGGCTACTGATATCGATATTACGTCTATTGTAATACATAGCAATAAAAATAACCCTTCGCTTAATCTTAGCCAGGATCATTGGCTCTATAAGCTTATCTATGACGCGCTAATAAACAGCGACCATGTGCAACAATCATGCGAAGAAGACGCATGCTATGAGGCAGACATATGAGGCAAGCGCTTTACCTAATAGGGCTAGCGGCGAGTGTTAGCCTAGCAATACCCGCCGCAATCATAACTATTCTTTACCTAATAGAGAGGGGCTAACATGTACGATTTTTGCTGTTTACTTTATCGCTTATCCACACCGGCGCTTGAGCTAATGTTACAGGGTGAGGGTGACGAAACAAGACGCGAGTTAATAGAGGGGGAAATCAATGCGCGCGCCACGAAAAACTGATCCTATCGATGATCTCATTAATGAGTTGCTCAAGCCCATAAAGCTTTTGCGCGAATTGAAAAAGGCAAAGCAGGAAATTGCGCGCCTAAATGAATTCGTTAGTTGGTGGGATAGCAAATATGGCAACGTCGATGAGATGGAAGCCATCATTACAAAGCAGCAAGAGCGTATTGAGTTTTTAGAAAATATGATAAAATTTTATGAGGCTAAATTAAATGCTACATCTTGATCTCTTTTGTGATCATCCTGGGCGCATGAAAGCAAAGCCCATAAAGACCGACAAGACCAGTTGCGTCATTATCTATAAGTGCGACGCAAAAGAAACACCGATCATGCGCCTATACGTACAACAGGCAGACTTGCGCGCATTGGCGACAGTAGCAAGCGCTCTTAATTTTGCGTTTAACATGAAGGCTGGACATGAAGACAATCAAACAAATAATTCAGGAGGAAGCGAAAGCGGCAGGGGTGAGCTATGAAACACTGATCTCTTACAACCATACGTTGCGTATCAGCGCCATACGCCGCAAGGCCATGTATCGCGCGCATAAAGAAACCGACAAAACTTTCACACAAATAGCGCGCGTCTTTAAACGCGACCATACAACCATAATAAGTGGAATCAATTATGAAAAAAGAAGAATCGGCTTTTGTGATCCTAGTAACAACAATCATTGAGGTGCTGCTATGTCTAAAATAAAAGACTATTTCCTAGAGCAATATGAGGCGCTCCAATGCACCATACCCGACATCCCGCGCGACGAGCCATGCGAGATTGTAAACAAGCCTCTATGGCAATTTTGGACTAAATGGTCTAAAGGTAAAGACATGACGGAAGCGGAAGTCGTCCAGTACATGGACACGATGTTTTGATCTTAACGCTATCGATTTTGGGTATTGTAGCGTTTATCGTGATGCGTTAGGGTGTGGCTCATGGCCTCCTCCCTTGGCCGTATTGCAAGCCTCCTGCCCTCTAGCTGCCCCCATAGCTAGAGGGCTTTTATCTTACAAAGCCTGGATAGCGCCCCGAGGTCATATCCATAAAGCCCCATGGGCGGTCATTGCCTAGATAGCTAAAACCTTCCATAAACTTGCTTGGGCCTTTAACGTCTTCGTTAGAAGTTTCAGTTGCGGTGTAATATCGCGGATAGGCGCGCATAGGATTAAAGACGAAGGCGTTCAGGGCCATCGGCTGGGCTGGGGTGGCCTGTGTAGGCATGTCGCCCATAAACCCTACAGGCGAGCGCTCACGGCTCATTAAAGGATCACTGTAGGACGGCCCAGGCCCGAACATGCGCGCGGCGAGTGCGTTATATCGCGGGACGAAGTTGTATTGGTACATAAAGTTAAGATCATCCAAAAAGGATGGCTCCGGCAGGTCTTTGAGCGCTTTCTTGCTCGAATAGCGCTCTCTGGATACCCTGCCGAGTAGTTCATTTACTTCGTCAGCCATCAATCAACTCTCTTTCGATTCTCGATAAAGAACCAAATGAAAAGCAGCCATAAATTC